GGTACATAACTCGGTACATCAGCAGTAGGTAATGGTATAGATATTGTTTCTATATCTTTTACAGGTGGGATTACTATGCTGGGTATTTCCACTTACCAAGGTATTCCTGTTGCTTCAACTGGTGTGTTAAGTAATGCTATTTCATCTTCTAACATCTTTTCTACACGAGATACTTCATCAGTTCCGAGTTTTGCTTTGACCCACTCAAGTACTTTTGACTCAGTTAGATCTTTGTAAGGTATTAAAGTATTTGGTTTGGCAAGTTCTACTTCACCAGTTGCTCTTGCTTTTTCTTCACCACCGTCTATACCTTTTACACGATAGATAACTTTTTTAACATAGCCGTCAGCTAGTTCTCTTTCTAGGGTATTTATTTCCCAAGTTTTTGTAATTGCCATTTTAATTAATTAATTAGGTTTTGTCGGCCAAGTCACATTACCAAGTGCAGCACCTGTAATGGTTGGATTTTGTGTTGATGGTAAATCTCTTAATTCTTGTCTGTAAGTTTTCCAAGCATCTGACATTTCTGCTGTATCAGATAGAGTCATCCAATCTGTTTCTGCCAATTTTTTATTTCTTTCTATTCTTAATAGATTCTTAGCTCTATCATTATTTAATTGGTCTTTTTTAGCTTTAATCGCTGCATCTGAACAACCAGATGGTACAGTCTTTGTAGTTGTACCGTTACCCTCTGAATCTACTTCACCTGTGTACCAAACAATTTCTTCTTTGTCTGAACCCATGTTATAAATAACAAATTGAGCTTCTGGATTAATTCTATTTATTGCTGTTGCAGAAGATGCTGGTTTATTTGGATATCCCATTATGTATTTACCTCAAAAGCGAAAAAACGTGTAACAGGGTTTTGACCGGGGCCGTTATCTGCTACAGTATGATTACTTCCAGTACCACCATTTTTTAAATACTGAACTTTAAATCTTACTGTAGTGCCTGCGGACAAATCGTGATCCCAATAACCACGAAAACCATTTCCAATACTGTTGTCATTTGACCCTGTTATGTTGTAGTAGTGATGTACTGAATAGTTTGAGCCGCTGTCAGTAGAATATAATACTCTAGCTAAACCATGACCTGTACCTGATCCGTCTACTTCTGTACTTAACTCACCCCAGTAAAAAAATCGAGAGTTAGTATCTTTAATTGTTACGTCACCTGTTTCTAATCCTATGTTAGTCCAAGAATTTTGAGTACTTATTGATGTAATAGGACCATAATCAAATACAACATTTGCATCAAAAGGGGCGGTTTGTGCACCTTCTGGAAATTGAATAGCCATTATGCTACCTCCGTTAAATTAAATTTATATTTTTTACCAGAACGATTATTTTTTAAGAACAAGTCTGATTCTCCTTCCTGTATTGTCCAGTTACCCCAACTACCATCCATCTCGTTTGAGTGTCCTTCGTTAGATAAATGAAGGTCATTGGTGTGAATATTTGCCCAACGATATGACGATGATCCTAAATCGTAAGTGTTGTTAATACCGGGTCTTAAAGTACCACTAGAATCAATAAATGCTGTACCAGTTCCAGTATCATCCATAAATATGAATCCATTAGTACCGCCTTGTAAATATAAATAATTATTATGGTGTTGAATTTTACCCGGATGATTTCCTGTCCAGTTACCACTATCTAGTTCTATAGCACAGTTACCCGGTATTTCTACTCCAGTGCTTTTTGTAGATATTTTTCTAGCGTTGTCATAGTAAAGATCTACGGCTCCATTGTTTTTAAACTCAGCTCTATATTCAGTTCCAGCAGAGTTTCTAAAATTATGATCTCCAATAGAATCCATATATAAACCACCAGAAGTAAGATGCTGAATATGGAAGTTAGCACCGTTATGGAATATTTGAACATCTGCTGTTCCACTACGATTACCAAGTTTTAAATATCTATTATCGTCTAATACAATATGCCCAAATACCTCAACACCGTTACTATTTGTTTCAAACTTTTTAGAATTAGCTCTATATAACTCTACTTCACCAGTTGGTGTAACACTTTGGAATGTTTGTAAACCATCAGCTGAACCATCACCATAAGCCATGTAGAAATTAGAATTATTAGATCCCATAGCAGCCATATGACCTGTGCCAGCACCAAATGTAATACCGTTTACACCCCAGCCACTACCGTCTTGTATAGCACCTGTTGCAAAATGGTTTGTATAACTATCTGGATCTATTACTCCATTATTACAATCGGCAACGAAATTTCCTGTAACACTTGTTCCGATTGAAGTTGTCTCAAGCTTTTTATTGTTGTCGTAGTAGAGTTCTACTTGTTGATTTGGTGATAGCCTTATAGCTTCTTCATTTACCTTTGCTCTGATTCTTACAGTTGAACCTGTAGAATCTCCTTCAAAATATATATTATTACCACTATAACCAGTTAAAGTAAATGCACCACCTCCTAGTGAAATGGAATCATTGTTAGCCATTTCAATATCATTACCATTACTTTGTAATGCACCACCTAGCTGTGGAGTTGTATCTGATACTAAATCTGTGTTTACTGTCTCAAATGTAGGGTCTGCTCCGTTGTTTGCTCGTAGAAACTTGCCGTTGTTACTACTTGTACCATGAGGTAAATGATTTAGTTGAATAGATTGGTCAGGGAGGTTAGACGCATCTTCTCTTAAAAGTGCTCTACCTCCTTGTGTAGAACCGTCATGTACGACGGCTGTATCTTTTGTCGTGTCAATAGTAACTTCACCCTCGGCTCCGGTAAAGCTACTATGTTGCGTAGTTGTACCACGTCTTAGTTTTAATAATTTTGCCATTATGCGATTGTTCCGAAGTCGAGTTGTAAGTTATTGCCAGCAGCTCCATCTATAGTTGTTGCTGTAAGAAGTCCTGTTACTGTTGCTCCTGTAGAAGTTGTTTCAAACTTTTTACTGCCGTCATAGTAGATATCTACTGATCCATCTGCAAAAGCATTTATAGAGTAATCAGGAGGCTTAGCTTGTATTTGTATTGAAGAACTACCACTACTAACATTATTTCTAAGTAATAGGCTACCAGTAGTATTATCAATATATGAAGAGCTACCATTATGATAAATTTGTAAATCTGATGAAGCACCAAACTGAGCTTTAATGTTATCGTTATGAAGAACATTTCCAGTCATTGTACCGCCTGATCTCTGTAAGAAACCACTTGTGGCAGTTACACCACCTTGCCAAGCCGAGCCATTGTAAACTCGTAACTCATTTGATGAAGTGTTAAAGTACAAGTCTCCTGAGTCAAGACTAGAGGTTGGATCAGAAGATGCAATACGATATTTAGCTGCAAAGTTATTTACATCAGCTATATTACTTGCAACAGTATTTACATTTGTAATACTACCAGCAGTTGTATTAACATTAGCTATCGAGTTGTTAACTGTATTAACATTGGAAATAGATCCAGCAACTGTGTTGACGTTACTTATCGCTGCTCCAACTGTTGATACATTACTATTGTTACTCGCAACTGTGTTTATATTTGTTGTGTTACCAGCAACTGTTGTGACGTTACTAGCTACACCAGCTACTGTAGTTACGTTGCCAGATATACCAGCTACGGTTGTAATGTTGCTTGATATGTCAGCTAGTGTATCCATGTCAGATACTATAGCATTTGTACCTAAAATAGCTAGGTCAGCTACAGCATCAGCAGTACCAAGTCTACCTATCTCTGTTGCTTTACCAGCTACAGCTCCTATATCAGTAGCGTCAGCTGCCACAGCAGTAACATTAGAAGCTATGCCTGCAACTGTAGTTACATTAGAAGCTATACCAGCTACTGTGTTTAATGTTGAATTACCTGTACCTGTGCTAACAGCATTTGTAATTAGACCTAAGTCTTCTTGGAATGTTAACTGTCCAGCTACGATATTAACATTAGCAAGATCAGATGCGTTAGGTGTTACGTTACTAAAGCCATCACCAGAAGTACCATCATAGACCATCATAACTTTGTTAGATGAGCTATCAAACCATAAGTCACCATTTTGTAGTGATGAATTATCAGATCTAGTTGTAGGTGCAGAGGTACTTATTTGGTAACGATCTACAAAGTTATTGATATCTGTAACATTATTACCAGCTGCTGATATCGCAACAGCATTAGCAGCTACAGTTGTGACCTCTGTTGCTTTTGGTACTAATCTATGAAATGTGTATGTATGTAGTGTAGAAGTTGTTTCTAAAAGGATTCCAAAACCAGAAGCAATGGTTGTATTAGCTAAAGAACTCATGCCTGTAATAGTTACAGTTGCTCCAGAAGTAGTTTGAGGAGTATTACTAGATCCATTAGCTGAAACAACTATTCCGCCAGCATCAGTTACCGAAACTATAGTTCCAGCACCATTATTTACATCAGGGTTTGTTGTAGGAAAACTATTTCGATTAGCTATCGGTACAAATCCACCAACGTCATCAACAAGATCAATAACACGAGCGTCTATAGCAGCTGTTGTAGCAACAAAGGCATCAGAGGATGACCATGTAACACCACTAGCTATAGTCTCTGAAGAGTCTTGTCTAAGAAATATACTCTCAGCATTAGTTTTTGTATAGTATCTACCATCTAACGTACCGGTAGCTATTTTATCATCTGTAACAGCGTCATCTGCTATGTCAGCCTCTACTATAGTTCCGTCAACTATATTAACACTAGCTACAGTAATATCTGTAGGTAATGCACCACCGGCTAACTTAGGCATAGTGACTGCATTGTCTGCTATTTTAACTGCTGTTACTGCATCGTTAACTAACTCAGATGTACCAACAGAGCTGTCAGCCATCTTAACATTAGTTACAGCATTAGATGCTAGGGCAGCTGAACCAACAGCATTATCTATAAGTTCAGCAGCA